CTTTGTTGATTTGGTTGAGGAACTGGTTCATTTCTATTTGTGTCATTAGCATTAGGACGTTTTCCTTCTATTTGTTTTTCTTTAAGTAGGGCGTCTGCTACCTTTAGGCGGCGGTCAAACTCTTTATCTTCTTGATCTCCTTCTTTGAGATTTCTTGTAATTGCTTCAATCTTTTCAATTTGTAACTCTTCAGGTAATAACTGTGTTTCCATATCGTACTTAGACGCTCTTGCTTGAGACTCAGCAGCCTGTGCTTGCAACGCTGAAGTCTGGCTTTTCTGAAACTCCATCTGAGTCTGTTGAGCCATCTGAGCCATCTGCTGTGCTTGAGGATCTGGTTGAGCTGCTTGTTGCATAGACGCAATCAACTCATCACGGTTACTCAGGTTCATGTTGTCGATGATGCTCTGGATTAACACAGGGTAGATTGGGCTGTCTTGCTTCATGGTCTGCAAGAGTTGCACTAACTGAGTTACCTCGTACTCACGAGCTATAATACCTAGAGTAGATGTAGCAGTAAACTTGTAATCAGCTACAGGATAGTTTTCAGGATCAAATTGCATGTACCTATGTGCAGCTTTAGATACAAACGGTAACAAGAACGACTGTTGAAAGTTAATTAAAGTGCGCTTGTGTCGTTTAATAATAGCGCCAAGAGACATACTTATTCCTGCTGCTGTTGCTTCTCCGTTAACCTGTCCAGCAATACCAGCGGAGTCAACGGCTCCTGTAGCTTGCTGAACCATTTGTTGAAGCGCCGAAGCTTGTGCAAAAGTAATTTGATTAACTTGTCCAAAGTTAAACGGCTGTAATACTTCACGAGGATCTCCATTGGTTAAAATCATTTTACCCGGACGTACTTCAGGTTTAGCACCACGAGGTAGCCTAGTTGCGTCAATAGCAAGCATAGGATGAATCGTAAGACTTAGGGCATCAATACGTGCGCGTAGCTCAGTGTCTAACGCTTTCTGGGAGTTGTAACCTTTTTCGCATACACCACGGCCCCAGAATCTTCCGGGTACTACGTCCCAAGGAAACGCAACAACAGGACGGTCACCCATCATGTACGGGTTAACTTCAGCTTTTAATAACGTACCGCCGTTAGCTATAACTACTATAGCCTCAACGTACATTGACTCTGACTCTACTTCTACATCTTCAGCCTCAAGCAACTCACGAGGTACTAAACCGTAGTATTTAGTTAAACGAACCTTGTCGTCGTTGTAAATCGTAAAATCTTGGTCAGGCTCTAGGTCTGTGTCAGGCGCAGCAGAACCAATATGTACATCACGATAAATTCCTTGTTCTTGTAATAATTCTACGCTGTGTTTAGAAACAAACTCATCAATTGCTACGCCATAAGCATCATCTACCGAAGTAGCTACAGGATCAATAAGAAAGTTTTGTGGTAGTACTGGTTTTAATTTAACCACTACTCTATCTGTAATGTTAACACCTACAGCTTGTAAGTCTCCACCCATAATCGGCTCAGACGCTGGAGCCATTTCTTTAATTTCTTCAAGGACTACCTCACCTATTCCTGTGCCAAACACAGCGGAGTTAATAAGGCACTCTGCAACAGCTTTTCGTACTTTACACTTTTCAAAGTCTTCAGTTAACTTGTTACGCAAGTACTGTATGTCTTGTCGTTCTTTGTCGTTAACGTCATCAGAAATATCAAACCATTTACCTCTACCAAACGTAGCTTCTTCTAGTTCTGCTACGTTAGATTCTACAGCTTGTTGTAGTGCAGGAGCTATGATTCTGGAACGCTCTGACCCTCGTTCTGAGTCTGCTGGATCCCATTGTCCTCTCCAGAGTCTGTAGTATTCATCAAAGCGATCTTCATAGTTTGACTCGTAGTAGTCACGCCAATCTTCACACTTGGTCATTACCCATTGTTCAATTGACTCTTGAACCATCAAAGGGTCTGGGCTATAAATATCTTCTGCCATAGTACTTTCCTTAAATTATTGCTACGCTGTAACCTAGTGTAAAAAACACTACGGCAGAGATAGCGTAGATACCGTAGGTATTAAACGGTCTAAAAACTTTATTAGTCACTTTAGTATCCTGCTATTACGTCTAGTATTTCGTGATCGTCTATTTCAAAATCATAATCGTATGCTACTTTAGCTAACTGATCTATATATGCTAATGCGTCAACTAAATCATCGTGGGTTAGTACATCAGGAAATTGAAACAACTGATCTAAGAATTTATTATTCCATGAACCTTTGTTTAAAGTAACTTGAGCGTTTTCAAATCTTCCTTGTAAAGCGTACATAACTCTGTCAGTTTTTTTCTTGTTACCATGAGACAGTTCTTCAACTCTAAAAAATCTTCCGTATTGTTTCATTAGGTTAGTTAAAGGACTCATAATAGCTTGCCTTAACACTCCTTTTTCAATACCAACGCTAATGGGTCTGTAGTCTCTAACGGCCTGAAATATCTTGGTGGCAGTCTCATCAAAGCCCCACCGCCCGTGTATAATATTATCAACGTACCAACCAGTAGGCCCAGCTTTAACAACAGCGATTGCGGTTTCATCTAGTTTAGCGTTCTTTGTCCTTTTCTTGTTTACTTCTTCAAAACCAGCAAGGTCAATAGCTATGTAGTAATCACCTTCTTCTGGTTCTTCTCCAAACTGTATCCAATCTTCTTTAAACATTTCTGAGCCTCTGGCTTCAAACGAGGCCATAAACTCTTGTCTAAAGGCATAACTCGACATTGATTTTTTTGCCAAGTCGATTTCAGATGCGTCCAAGATTGGGTTGTCGTAGCTGGTGAAATGCCAGCCCCTGTAAGTCTCATCGTCACCTAGCTCTGCAAATTTATACAATTCATAAAAATGGTTTCTTCCCATAGGCGTACCTATGAACATTGCAGAACCTTTTTGGTCTGCTAGTGCTGGACGGAGTATCTGTTCCCATACGTCAGGCTTCATGTCTGCGTACTCGTCCATCACGAGAAACTTCAAGGACACACCACGCATTGTCTCTGGCCTGTCGGCTCCTTTGAGACTAATCATGGCCCCGTTGACCAGCTTGATCTGCAGGTTGTTTATGTGCGAACCTGAGATAACAGGGTGTCCTAGCTCTAGCAGGGTTTGCCACATGATGTCTCTTGCTTGGCCCTGCGTAGGCGCAACGTAAAAAACTTGACCTCTGTCAGATTGTAGTGCGTTAATAATTAACATCCAAGCAGCCAGACGGGACTTCCCTGTTCTCCGTCCTGCGGCTACTACCTTGAACCTAGTAGGATCAGAGTAGACTTCCTGCTGCCACGGCAACAATTGTACGTTAAGGTCTGTCACTTGTTTTAGTTACAAACTCCACCGTCTTCTGAGTTATTAAACCCACTGTCACCACAGCCGTACTTACCGTCGTTGTCAGTGTCACAGGACCGTTGCCACGTAATCATGTCAAACGATAAGCCTTCAGACCACGGTACGTAAGCTTTACACCATTGGTGTGATCCTACTGTGTAGTCGTCTGCTGCTACTGGTACGTAGTCACGCTTAGTCCACGGCTTCTGTACACGAAAGAACGTGTCTTTGTTACCCATCAGTTGTCTCTTGAACAGAGAACTACTGGGTGTGCTGATGTAGATTTCTTGGTTCTCTGACAGGGTGTAAGTAGATCCGTCGTCGTAGTTGACAACAGTTTCTGCTTTAGCTCCCACAGCAACCAGTGACATGAGGAATACGGTTGCAAAACCGAGGATCATTTCGTTGATAGACTTCATTGTATAAGTTCTCCTACGCTATTTAGGGCTTCTTTAAACTCTCTTGAACCACCAAAGTGGTAAAATATCTGAGGAATACTCCTCTTGCCACTCATGGCTTCTACTAAGTCCCAACCGGCTTGACCCGGAGGTATATGTACGTACTTGTACTTTAGTTCGTGTTCTTTTGCTAACTTCTTGGCTCTACGACACGCAGGACACCAATCAGCACCGACTATAGTAATCATGTGGTTGACGTATTAAACGTAAGTCCAGTGTAAATTAAATCAAAGGTTATTAACGCAGTGACATCACCTCCTGCTGAACTGGCTACTCTTAATCTGTCTGTAGGGTGTAAAATAAACATAGCACCGTCTGAAAGCTCTAAGTAATCTTTGGAGGTTAGTGGTTTAGCGTTAAAAATGTAAAACTTGGCAGTATATGAGCCATCTCCGTCAGTATCGTTCTCTACAAAGGCTGTCATGTTGTTTGTAGAGCCGCCGTGGTTACTCAAAAACAGGTAGTTTATGTGTGCAGAGTAACCCTCAGGCACTTCAAAAACAGTTGTTGTGCTTGTTGACGTTAGCGTTACGCTTTTTGTAAATAACATTAGGAATATGTCCAAATTACAGGGACAGTTCCCCGTGTGTCAACGTGAATAAAGTCACCAGCGACCCCTATGCCAGTAAATCCCATAGATAGAGCTTCTCTTATTAACGTGTACCGATGTGCAGCGTTTGTTATTTTTATGTCTGCTGCTATGCCTTGCGCGTGGGTTCCCGGTACGTCCTTTTTAGCTTCTATGGGGTGGCTAGGGCTTCTGTAGCCGCTGGTGATAACAAAAGGGAAACCGCAGTTGTCCCTGAGAGTGTCTAACTTTAGTAAAAACTCTTCCTCCATACGGTTCTCACCAGTATGTTGACAGTTAAACTCTTCTTTAGTGAAGTATTTCAAGAATCTTCCTCTTGACACTCTTGACAACCGCAGTTACAGCCTGAAAGTTTACTCCTCAACGAGTTCACCCTCAATTGTGCTTCCGTCTTCAGTGCCTCCAAGAATTTCTGTGCTTCCGACACCAGTGATGTTAATCTGTATTGCACTTCTTCCATTGTCTTTTATCACCTCTTTTTCAAATGCACCTACTGGGAGTACTCTGTCCATCACTAGCTTCCACGCTGCTGCCTGATTCTTGTGATCGTGGTCTAAAGCAGCCTCAAAGATAGTCTCTAGTACCTTAATGGACTTAGGACTAGCTAACATCCTAGCCTTGTACTCATTAATTATAGTAGCATCACCCTTAGGTCTGCCTACTTTACCTCTAGACCCTGCAGTTTTAGCCTTAATTTCCTTTTGCTTAGGCCTACCTCTGGGTCTTTTTTTAATATTAATCTCTTTTCTAGCTGCTGCTTGGGCTTCTAGGGTGTCTTCTGTTGACATTCTCCTGTATCCTTGTGTTTAACGCTAGTTCGCATGAGTCCCCTGCTTAGGTTGCAACAGATGAGGGGATCTATACGAACTATACAACACTCAATCTTTAGTCCCGCACCTGCTTCACTAAATACATCCTAATATCTACCTTATATTATACCATACTTTTACTCAAAAGTCAAGCTTTATTTTATGTAAATAGTACACAAGGTAACTAGAGGCGCACCTATTTAGTGCATTTGTGTCAACACAGGGTAAACACGAGGTAAAACAAGGCGCTAGGTAGGGCATAAGTAACATGAATAGTCCCTATTTTTTCCTAGCGATAGCGGTTGCTATGCATAAATTTACCTTCTGGTGTACAGAGGTTGGTACAACAATAATTAACACAAGTCAATCCCCTTCCCCGGTGTCAACACGAGGCCCACCCTTCAGTCTAACACAAGGCAGACACGAGCGCAAGGATAAACTTTGGTACTATTCACGTTGACACGAGGCGCACACTGTGGTAATCACGAGGCCCGAAGGCCTACCACAAATAACACGGGTTGTCAAGCGAAACACGATGGGAATATTCACAGGTAAACATGTGTTGACAAAGTGTGTGAACCAGTGTAGGACCCACTGGCTACACTCAGGCACATCGCAAGCATACAACAGGCTGGGTTGTCAAGGGATAAATTCATGTGACCTTTTATACACGCGCACACGCGAATAGCACAGAACACACGAGCCTGTCAACAATTATACATTGGTAATATTCACACAATATAATGCTTGCGTAGTCACGGGATACCTGTACAATGGGAACCATATCAAGGTAATCACATTAACTATATGAGGGTAATCAATATGAAATTAGTTTCATTAGGCTTGGAAGACTTTGCGGGTCCGTATGCTGTATACGTCGCAAGTGATCGCGTTTACTTTGAGCATAACGAGCGCGGAGAAGATGACAGCATTCGTGTGTTTGTCATGCAGGGTAACATTTGTTATGACTATGACATGTCATTCTGTATGATAGATGAGGCCCGCGAGTGGCTAGACGCTAATGGATACGATACCAGCGACATACTAGGTTAAAAAGGAGGACTTGCGTTTAACAGTGGGCATCTATATGGTGTCCACGATTAAACACAAACCAAACGAGGATTTAAAATGTCAAACAAATGGCGAGAGTATCGGTATCAGGTGCAACAGCGGGACAGTGCCAAGTTAGTTGCAGAATATGCGGCAGACGGTGTTCCGGAGTATGCTGATACCAAATGGTCAGACCGTCTCAAGAAACCGTACCCGATGAAATCAGCGGCGCAAGAATACGAGTACTGCGTGGTTCACATGGCACGGGATGGCTCGCGGGATTTCCGGTTGATCGACACCAAAACCGGTTATGTAGTTGCTCACACGGCCACCACCGACTAAACCATACGAGGGTAACACCATGGCACACGAAATTGTAGAAGGTTGGACATTGGAAGTGCGAGACGCTGACACACTGCGCCTTGAATTTGTAAAACACTGCCGGTCACACAGGGAAGCAGAGGAAGAGTCACAATGGTGGTGTGATGGTTACACTACCCGCACTTACTGTAATCGTGCGTTTATTGGGACACGGGAGTTATAAACCATGATTAACAATAACTGGCATAGCGACACCATTGCACGTTTTAAAGCGTTAGATAGTAATGCGCTTCTATATATCCGCAATGATGCATACGAGGCGGCAAAAGCAGGTGAGACGATAAACAACCCTAAAACAGGTCAATATTGGGATGAGTTTCATTATGCCGCGCAAGAATTGCGAAAGCGTCACGTAACAGCTATAGAGGTATAAACCATGCTTAAGCTATCCAAAGCATCTAAAATGCCGTGTCGGTCATGGTCACTGCAAGCGTTAGACACATGCCCAGCTTCCAGAGACAACACGGGCAACCTAGTACCAGCGTGTTCCGGATGTTACGCCACCACGGGAAACTATCGGTTTAAGAATGTCAAAGCGCCACGCGAGCATAACCGGCTGGACTGGAAACGGGAGTCATGGGTTGATGACATGGTAGCAGAGTTAGACAACGATAGGTACTTCCGATGGTTCGACTCTGGAGACATGTACGATGTCAGGTTAGCGCAAAAGATTCTTGAAGTCTGTCAGCGTACGCCATGGGTGAAACACTGGATACCGACACGTATGCACAAATTCCGGAAGTTTAAGGTGGTGTTGGCATTGTTACAGGCACAGCCAAACGTGGTGGTACGCTTGTCATCTGACAGTATTACAGGTGAGACGATACAGGGTAGCAACACTAGCACCATTGCCACGCTTGACACAGTACCTAGTGGTGCTGTAGTGTGCGAGGCATACACAAGGCAAGGCAAGTGTGACAAATGTCGCGCCTGCTGGGATAAAAGCGTGTCCGTAGTCTGCTACATAGGCCACGGGCGATCAATGGAAAAACAACAACGCAACGTAATTGCAACCACGGGAGCGTAATACTATGACACTACAGGAAGCCGTAAAAGCGTATATTTATCAGGTAAAGAATCAATCGCCTGTCGTTAGTACGTCACATTCTCACTATGGATACTACGCTAGAAAGTTTGGTGATGACGTTTGGCAAAAAGCGTTAGACGATTATTTTAGTAAACAAAAAACAAGGGTTGTAACACAAGCTCAATTGAATCAGGAAAAGAGGTGAAACAAAGATCGGGAGGTTTGACTAATGATTATATGTTACAAAACAGATGATGCGTTTTACGCTGGCATTTACAGGCTAGTGAAAATGGGCTTAACATTTGAGGCAGACGATCAAGATTTAAGCATACAATTAACCGGAGGGTACTAGCATGTGCGACTTTAAATATGTGCACATACAGAAAGAAAAACAGGGCGACTGGTACGGATGGGTTCACAGGGAAAACGGGAGGGTAATACTGACAACCACATCGTTTGCAGATAGCCAACACATGAGGAATAAACTAGAGAAAGCGTATAGAGAACACGGCGTACCTCACAAAATAACGGTAGACATGCGAGGTTTGCGGTGTTACGATAAAACAAATAATGAACCGTGGGGTTTACATAATGTGCGAGAATGATGTAGTATGGTTGTGGGGTTTCGGTTTTCTTGTGATAACCGGTTGGCTGATCTTTTCAGAGGAATACGGGGAGCGCTAGACATGAGCGAGAACGACGTACTAAACGACTACAGCCACTGGCATGACCGTACAGGACCATACGAGACTCTGAAGGAACTAGAGTACACACATATCTGCGACGGTTGCCACGAGATTGTGGCTAGTGTAGACACTGACACGGGACTATGCGACAATTGCACGTACGAGGACCAGATGAACAAGTTTTACAAGTACGCACCAGATGAATGGGGTACAGAGTTATGAACATATTTTACCTAGACCGTGATCCACACAAAGCCGCTAGGCTCCAGTGTGATCGTCACGTAGTCAAAATGATACTAGAGACAGCACAATTACTCAGTACAGCACACAACGAGTTAGACGGTGGGCAGTTGGCGTACAAGAGCACCCACAAAAATCACCCTAGTGCGGTCTGGGTACGCTCTAATGCTAACGCATACGTATGGGCATGGCATCACCTAAAAGCCCTTGGTTGCGAGTATGAGCGACGTTATCAAAAGGTACACAAGACCATTGCTAACCACTTAGAAGCCCTCTGTGGGCTTCCTGTGGCCCTTGAGAGCGATGTTACACCTTTTGTAGATCCACCACAGTGTATGCCAGACGAGTGCAAGAGGCTTGACGCTGTACAGGGCTATCAGGTATACTACAACTACAAGGCAGACGATTGGGACGCCAGAGGTATCCCTATGAAATGGTACGGACGGGAGGCATAAAACATGAGAAAGATAATAGGACGTTTTTACGCGGAATATGAGCATGGAACTCGACAGTGGGTTATCCTACGACGAACGGAGGGAAAGCCTAGACGCACCCGATGGGGTACTATGACACCATTTAGCTACCCCGTAGTAGTAAAACTGTGGTTTCCACGCTGGGTGTCTTGTAAATTATTGAGACGGAGGGCAGTATAATGGAAGACTACAAAGACCCAGATTTGTCACAGGAACAGATGATACAGGATATCTCAGAGTACGAGTTAGGCTTCATTGGCTTTGCTGAGACACTAAACATAGCACGTACGGTACTACGTCAGAAGTACAGAGACATGAGCTACAATCAGCTAGTCAAGGCGTACAACCAAGTGTTCGGAGGATACCCAGATGAGATGTAGGGCGTGTAATGTTATCTTAGATGACATAGAGACACTAAAGAAAGACGCTAAGGGAGTACACTACGATATGTGTACAGAATGTTTGACAGCATCTATTGCCGCACACTGGGAACTAGAGAACATGGAGTCAATAGATAATGACGGTAATATTACACAGGATGATATCTTGACATTACAGGAAAATTATGATAATATATACTTAAGTATTACTAAAGATTACTGAAGTGTATAAACTAAAGAATTAAACTAAAGGATATATACTAATGAATAATACTACAGGAGGACATAAGACTACTAAAGTTAGGCGCTGGAATCCTGTAGCCAAACACGATCACAACAAAGGAGGTGCACACAAGGATAGGAAGAAAGACGCCAAAAAGTACCAATCACGTAAAAAGGGTTTGACTCAAGACCCTGAACGTGAGATACTATAGGTGTTCCTCTGGGAACTCTTTTTCAACAACGAGGATTATCTCATATGTCGAGTCAAGTAATTGAAGGAACGGTGAACTTCTCAAACGTCACCAAACACGACGTGTACAACGGGCAGGACACTGGTACGTTTAGTCTGACTATTACCATGTCAGAGGACGACGCTGCAACACTGTCAGCACAGGGTGTAAAGATCAAGGAGTACGAAGGCAACAAGCAACGCAAGTTTAAGTCCAAGTACGATATTGGTATGTACACTGCTGAGGGTGACCGCTACGAGGGTGAAGTACCTTATAACTCCCGTGTGCGTCTGAAGTACAAGACAGGCCCAGCACATCCAGTACACGGTACTCCGGTGTATCTGGAAGCTGTCAAGGTACTAGAGTTAGCAGAGGTGTCAGAAGAAGCTGTTGATTTCTGATGGAGTCTAAATTCCTACACCACGAGGAATGTCCCAAGTGCGGCAGTAGGAACAATGTGGCGGTCTACTCTAACGGTGGTCGCCACTGTTTTTCTACCGGCTGTGACTATCACGTAAACGGTGAAACAGGAGATGAAACTGAAGTGTCAACACCTAGCAACCTAAACATGGGCGGTGTGGTAGCTGAGATTACCGACAGGCGTTTGTCTACCAAGACCACTAGGCACTATCAGGTCACGGTGGAGTACGACGCTAACGGTAAGATAGCTAGGCACTACTACCCGTACTACGACGTAGACACTGGTGAGCTAATCGCCGCTAAGTCTCGCGTAGTCAAGACCAAAGACTTCCTGTCGTCAGGCACGATGACTAACGCAGGTCTGTTTGGTCAGAAGCAGTGCCGTGGCAGAGGTAAGTACGTCACAATCACTGAAGGTGAACTGGACGCTATGGCTGTCTACGAGATGTTCGGACAGAAGTACGACGTAGTGTCCCTCAGGTCTGGTGCGTCTAGCGCATCAAAGGAGATCAAGTCACAGCTAGAGTGGCTTGAAGGGTACGATAACGTAGTCATATGCTTTGACCAAGACAAGGCAGGAGAGTTAGCAGTAGAACAGATTAAGGATCTGTTTAGCCCCAACAAGCTGAAGATATGTAAGCTACCTCTGAAGGACGCCAGTGAAATGCTGATGGCTAACAGGGTGCAGGAGTTTACACAGTCTTGGTGGGATTCATCCGTGTATCGTCCTGATGGCATCATAGCAGGTAACGAGACATGGGAAAAGCTAGTAGCCAAGCGTCAAGTAAAGAGTATACCTTACCCGTGGGATGGACTAAATGAAATCACGAGAGGACACAGACCCTACGAGTTGGTCACTATCACCAGCGGAAGTGGTATGGGAAAATCTCAATTCATACGAGAACTTGAGTACGACTTGCTGCAGAGAACTTCATCCAACATTGGTGTACTTGCACTGGAGGAGGACGTTGCGACAACAGCACTGGGAATCATGTCGGTGGCATCATCTCGACGATTACATCTGGAAGAGGATTCACCTGTCGATGACCTTAGACCGCACTGGGAATCAACAATGGGATCAGGGCGTTACTACCTTTTTGACCACTGGGGTTCAGCCTCAGCAGACGAGTTACTTTCAAGAGTCAGGCACATGGCAAAGGCTTGCGACTGTAAGTACATCATCCTCGACCACCTATCAATCGTCGTTTCTTCTCAGGAAAACGGAGATGAGCGGAAGGCTATTGATGAGATTATGACAAAGCTACGTACACTGGTGGCAGAGACAGGAATCACTTTGTTCCTAGTGTCGCACCTACGGCGTAGCTCTGGTACTGCACACGAGGACGGTGGGCGTATCAGTCTACAGGACTTGCGTGGATCTCAGTCTATCGCACAGCTATCCGATATTGTCATAGGTATGGAACGTGACCAGCAGCATCAAGATGAGGACATCAGGAACACCACGACAGTGAGAATACTCAAGAATCGCTACTCTGGTGAAACTGGGCCTGCGTGTTGGCTACGGTACGACAAGTTTACCGGACGTATCCACGAGTGTGCTAACCCTAACCCACCGGAGACAGAGTTTTGAACATCGTCTTTTGTGACATTGAAACTGACGGACTAGACCCTAGTGTTATCTGGTGTGCTGTCTGTCTACACAACGGAGAAAGCGAGGTAATATGCAATGAGCAAGATTTCAAGGATTACGTGGCTCGTAAAGCGCCAGTTAACTTCATCTTCCACAACGGAATTGGCTTTGATGTTCCTGTGGTTGAGCGTCTTTGGAACTTTACTTTTGACAGGAGTATGGTCACTGACACTCTAGTCCTCTCTAGGCTTGCTGACCCTAGCAGGTCTGGTGGACACTCTTTACGTAACTGGGGCAACATCTTGGGCTACGCCAAGGGAGACTACGAGGATTGGACTAGGTTGACTCCTGCCATGATCGACTACTGCATACGTGACGTAGAGTTGACTGAGGCGGTGTACAAGAGACTACGTGTGGAACTCGACGGTTTCTCACGGGCGTCACAAGACCTAGAACACGAGGTGCAGTGGATCATACAGGAGCAGGAGCGTAACGGGTGGCTACTAGATCAGCGACTGTGCCACACGCTGTGCGCTAGGTTCAAGGAGAGTATGTATGCTATTGAGGAAGAACTCCAGAGGGTGTTCCCACCTATTGTTGAGGAAAGGTGGTCTGAGAAGACAGGCAAGCGCCTTAAGGATAAGGTTACGGTCTTCAATCCTGGTTCGCGTCAACAGGTGGCAGAACGACTTGAAGCTAAGGGTGCGGTATGGTCGGAACTCACGCCGTCAGGTAGACCGCAGGTGGATGAGAGGACGCTGGAGGAGAACAAACACGTACCGGAGGCTGTTTGTGTACTGGAGTACCTATTACTCCAAAAGCGCTACGCTCAAGTCTCCTCTTGGATAGAACACGTTAAGGACGATGGCAGGGTACACGGAAGGGTTACAACAAACGGTGCAGTTACCGGACGCATGACGCACCAGACCCCAAACATGGCGCAGGTTCCCTCAGTTAACTCACAGTTTGGCAAGGAGTGCCGTGACTGCTGGATTGTACCAGAGGGACGCAGGCTAGTGGGTGTTGACGCTAGTGGACTAGAGCTACGTATGCTGGCTCACTACATGGGAGACGAGGAGTTTACTGATGTCCTACTTAGAGAAGACATTCACACCAGAAATCAAACTGCTGCAGGACTTGCAACTAGACCTCAGGCAAAGACTTTCATCTATGCTTTCCTATACGGCGCAGGAGACGCAAAGATTGGAAGCATCGTCGGAGGAACTGCAGGAGATGGCAGTAAACTTAGGAGGCGCTTTCTACGAAACACACCTTCTCTTGAAGCTCTACGAGAACGAGTTGGAGAAGCGTCTAGGAAAGGTCACCTCGTTGGACTCGACGGACGGAAACTCTGGGTCAGATCAGAACATAGTGCACTGAATACCTTACTACAGGCAGCAGGTGCTATCGTTATGAAGAAGGCTCTAGTGTTACTAGACGACTACGCAACGCAACACAAGATTGACTACAAATTCATAGGGAACGTGCATGACGAGATACAATCGGAGGTGGTTACAGAACAAGCAGAGAAGTACGGGTGGCTTGCAGTCGAGTGCATCAAGGCGGCTGGTCTTTCATTTGACCTCAGGTGTCCTCTCGACGGAGAATACAAGGTCGGACAAACGTGGTCGGAGACACACTGATGGAGATAGCAATGGAAGAAATACCTGAAAACCCAATGGCTAAATACGCAAAAAACTTAGATCGCTATAAGTTTGTTGAGGGCGAGTGGTGGTACTATTATCCAGAGGACGGAACTAGCATTTCTAGTGGAAACCATACTAGAGAAAGAGCGACTACACTGAGAAAAAGACTTGACTCATTTATGTACGTCAACGGGAAGTACATATCTAAGTCTCACCCGCTACACAAACCAGGAAGATACAAAACGTTTACTGACGCAGCTTTTGACAGTCTAGCGAAGTACGAACTTAGTCGTGAGGGACAGGTGTACATCATTACCAACCCTAACTTCCCTGAGTGGGTCAAGGTAGGCATGGCTGTGGACTCAGAGGACAGACTCAACGGATACCAAACGTCGTCACCGTTCAGAGATTACTCGCTGTTCACTAACTGGTCTGTGGCTGACCGACGATCTGCTGAGTCAGAGGCACACAGTCTGCTAGAGAAAACTTATGGTCGCAAGGGTGAGTGGTTCAACTGCACACCAGAGCAAGCCAGAGACTCTATCGCTGAACTAATGGAGCAACATAAATGAAAAGTATTTACTCACTGGTAGACGACATCTACGCTGTGGTTGCTTCTAAGGAAGTGCCAGAGGACGTAGACCTCTACGAAGAGATAGAAAACTTTGGCGAAGGATGCAAACGCCTGATGACCAAACTGTTCACAGAGCAACGTGACGGACGCAAGCTGCGAATGTCTAACATCGGGCGCGACGACAGGTATCTGTGGAACGTGGTGAATAACTCTGATGTGCAAGAGGAGATGACACCTAACACGCACGTCAAGTTTATGTACGGGCATCTGATTGAGGAGATGCTTTTATTCTTAACCAAAATATCAGGACACGAGGTGACTGATGAACAAAAACAGTGTGAAGTTTCGGGCATTATCGGTCATATGGACTGCAAAATTGATGGTGTTGTCACTGATGTTAAAAGCACTTCCACTTTTGGGTTTAAAAAATTCAAAGACGGAAGTCTGGCTTATGATGACCCGTTTGGGTACGTTGCTCAAATTAAAGGGTACGCACACTCCGAAGGTGAAACATCGTTTGGTTGGTTAGCGATGGACAAACAGAACGGACACCTGACGTACCTCATGTACGACTCTGCAGATACGCAGGCTCCGGTGTACGACAAGATAAGCTACGACATAGAGGAGCGCATAGAGCACATAAAAAAGCTCGTAGAGCAACCAGAGTGGCCCGAAGTTTGTCACAAGACCGTACCAGACGGCAAAAGTGGGAATCAAAAGCTCGCCGTTGGTTGTTCTTACTGTCCCTACAAGTTTACATGCTGGCCCGAAGTAAGAACATTCCTGTACTCAAGTGGTCTAAGATATTTAACAGAGGTGTTCAATGAGCCGAAGGTCGCGGAAATCAAAGCACAGTAAATTTAGGTCGGGGTTTGAAGAAGATGTTGCAAAGCAGTTACAACCATTTGGTTTTAGTTACGAACCGTTCCAAGTCCCGTACAGGATTGAACGAAAGTACACACCCGACTTTGTGTACGAGTACAGAGGACGGACGTACCTCATTGAGTGCAAAGGATACTTTCGTGCAGGAGACACGCAGAAGTATAGAGCGATCTCTAAGTGTCTCCCGGAGGCACAAGAACTCATCTTTGTACTGATGAAGCCTAATCAGAAAGTGAGTAAAAGTACCAAACTTACTATGGCTGAATGGTGTGACAAACACAATATTCTATGGTATAATATAGATACACTTAAGGAGTTGGTTGATTATGTCTCTGACACTAGAAGAAATTAAGGAGCGGCTGTTGCGGTTGTACGACCCTGACGATCTTCTGGAAGCACTACAAATATCTGCTGAGGAACTGCTGGACAGATTTGAGGATAAACTCATACGCAGACTCGACGAATTTCAAGAGGAGCTAGAGGAAGAATATGCAGAATGAGTGGAACATGACTGAAGACGACTGTGCAAAGTTTGAAAAAGACTGTGAGAAGCTGCGTAAGAAATGCCAGGAAAGCAGGTCCATAGACGACATTACTACAGAGGAGTGGGACAGGATGGCTAAGACATTCACAGGCAAGCTGTACCACCCTCAGGACAAACACGATCCTGTGGCACAACCAGATCACTACAACAAGGGAGCTATTGAGGCCATTGAAGCAATCAAGGCGTCTATGCACCCACAAGAGTACAAGGGATATCTCAAGGGTAACTGTCTTAAGTACCTGTGGCGTTACGAATACAAGAACGGCATAGAAGATCTACGGAAGGCTCGTGTCTATCTAGAGTGGTTAATCAAGGAGGTTGCCTTGTGAAGATCATAGAAGGTAAGTTTGGGACAAAGACAGAAGAAAAGGAGATAACAACGGCTGAGTTTCTGACTGCGTTTGCAGCTAAGGCTCAGATACAGGAGACTGAAGGTAACAAACCTAAGGTGGTAGTGGTAATGTACGAGGACGGTCAGATGTTTGAAGTAGCGTCCAACGAACAGTACCCTGATGGGGTTTACATGCTACTACAGTTAGCAGCACAAGCAATCATTAACGAAACGCTAGGAGTAACAGAATAGATGGACGCATATCAACAGTACATACACAAGTCTAGGTACGCTAGGTACTTGCCAGAGGAGCAACGTCGGGAGACTTGGGAAGAAACAGTAAACAGGTACATCAACTTTTGGGCAGCCCGTGGACACCTCAACGACTCTGACGTATCAGAGATATTCAAGGCAGTCCATGACCTAGACGTAATGCCCAGCATGAGGGCGCTGATGACTGCAGGAGACGCACTGGAACGTGACAACGTAGCAGGGTTTAACTGTAGCTACCTACCCATAGACCACCCTAAGGCGTTTGATGAACTCATGTACGTGCTTCTGTGCGGCACAGGCGTAGGCTTCAGTGTCGAGCGTCAGTACATACAGAAGTTACCGGAAGTTGCGGAGGAGTTTCATGCAACCGATACAGTTATTAATGTTGCGGATTCAAAGATTGGATGGGCGAAATCGTTTAGGGAACTGGTATCACTGCTGTATACAGGTCAAGTTCCACAATGGGACATTAGTAGAGTACGACCTGCAGGTTCCGCACTCAAGACTTTCGGAGGTCGTGCAAGTGGTGCAGAACCTCTCGTTGATCTCTTCAAATTTACAGTTGAACTCTTTAAGACAGCATCTGGACGAAAACTTAGCTCCATTGAATGCCACGATCTTTGCTGTAAGATTGCTCAAATCGTCGTCGTCGGGGGAGTCAGGAGAAGCGCCCTGATCTCACTGTCCAACCTCACGGACGACAGACTCCGAAGATGCAAGCATGGACAGTGGTACATAGATGAACCCCAGCGTGGTCTGGCGAACAACTCAGCGTGTTACACAGAGAAGCCAGACTTTGAAGCCTTTCTCAACGAGTGGACTAGCTTATATGAATCTAAATCTGGAGAACGAGGTGTCTTTAGCAGAGTCGCAAGTCAAAAACAAGCTGCAAAAAATGAACGAAGAGATGCTACCTACGATTTTGGAACTAATCCATGCAGCGAAATCATCCTCAGACCCTACCAGTTCTGCAATCTTTCAGAGGTTGTTGTTAGGCCACAGGATACACTCGCAAGTCTCAAACGAAAAGTTAGGGTTGCGACTATCCTTGGGACTCTTCAGGCCACCCTCACCAACTTCAGATATCTCAGAAATATTTGGAAACTAAACACAGAGGAAGAGGCACTGCTGGGTGTATCCTTGACAGGTATCATGGATCATCCAATGTTGTCAGGCAGAGGAGACAAGGCCAAGCTGAAGAAGTGGCTTACGGAGATGAGGGAGGAAGCAATTGAAGTTAACAAGCAGTGGGCAGAGAAACTGGGTATCAACGCTTCTACCGCTATTACTGCGGTCAAGCCTAGCGGCACTGTTAGTCAGTTGGTCGATAGCGCTAGTGGTATCCATCCTCGTTATAGTGCACAATACATACGCAGAGTACGCGCAGATGCTCGTGACCCACTTTGTGCCGTCTTAGAGGCCGCAGGAGTGCCTGTGGAGGACGATGCGATGTCACCCAGTACTAGGGTATTCTCCTTCCCTATTGCGTCTCCTGAGGGCGCTGTGACAGCCTCAGACATGGGTGCTATGGAGCAGTTGGATCTTTGGGAGATATATCAGGACTACTGGTGTGAACACAAGCCGTCTATGACGTGCTACTACCGTGATAATGAATTCCTGGAGGTGGGACAGTGGTTGTACAACAAGTTTGATAAGGTCAGTGGTATCTCTTTTCTACCTTACTCAGACCACACGTATCAGCAGGCACCTTATGAGCCTGTGGACAAGGCCACCCTCAAGGCACTACAGAAGGGCTTTCCGACCCAGATTGATTGGGACATCAATGAAGCCTCTGATATGACTGAGGGTAGCCAGCAGTTAGCCTGTACAGGGAACAACTGTGAACTTTAGGGTGCTGGCATTAGTTATTCTTATGTTACCAGCGTGTACTGTGGTCACTACTTCTGACCCACAATGGGAGTGGCCTCAAGACATGAAGAATATAGAGTAACCTTTAGACTTACCTACGTCCTCTGGCTTATCTTTAGGGTCATGGGACGTAGGTATTCCTTCAGACTGCATACGCCTGATGTTATTTTTTGACTTCTGGCACATACTGTGGTAGTCAATGGATGTGTACTCTACTGTGTGGTCTTTGTCTTTATTCTTTTTCATTTTATCTCCCAGCATTTGCCGCTTTTTCTAGCTCTTTAAATAGCTTAGGGTCTTCCGCTTTTAGTCTGTCCAAAGAACCTTCTTTGGCTTTTAAGTTTCTGTACAAAGCCGCTTTACCAGATACGGGCATTTTACGTAAAGCCTCTTTTCTTTCCTCAGAAAACATTACTCCTTGAGGAACTACGGCTTTCTCTACAGCAGAGGGGACAAAACCCTCACGCAACTCAACACCTTCACCTATATCAGACACGCCTTTTCTTATAGCCGCTTGTCCGGCTGTTTGCCCTGCTAGTAGCCGTTGAGTCACTTCACGAGCCAATATGTTAGCTCCTATAGAGCCTGTAACAATAGTAGATGTTATTTGTTCAGCCGTTTTAGGAGCAAATAAGCCCATTGTTTGTCCAACTAACGCAGAGTTAAACAACGCTTCAAAAACGCTAGGCTGAAAAGAACTAGGCATCATTTCTTTTAGGGCGTTCAGTTCTTGTTTAGCCCTAGCTATTTTACTGTCAACATTAGCTAGTTGAAGTGTAATCCGTTCTCTTTCTTCGGCAATTTTTATATCTAAATCGCGTCTTCCTGTGGCTTGCGCTCCTTGAACTTGTTTTTGCCTGTCTAACTCTGCAATTTTAGCATCTGCTTCTGCTTGAATTTTATCTCTTTGTTTTTGTAAAGCAGTTGATAATTGAGCTTTATCTTTTATGGCCTGCTTTCTAATTTCGTCGGCTTCTCTGTTCGCTAGTCCAAGTATGTTTTCTTTGTTTCTTTGTGTTGAAGCGGCTAAACTTTGGGCCTCTTCTTGCAACCTTCCCTGTCCTCTAGCAACAAACCTTTTGCTGTGTTCCTTCAATGCCGCTAAATAATCAGAGGCGTCAAAAGCACCCATTCTTGGTTTTCCATCTGACGCTTTTATAATAGCACTGTCAACAAGGCTTCTTATGCTCCACGCAGTTTTATCAGCGTTTAAAACAGCCAACTCTTGTTTATTCAAACCTGACTCAAGCAAATCATCAAAATACGTTTGAACTTCTGACGCAAAGCGTCTCGTTGAGGTTGCTCCCTCGCTCAATCCACTAATTGCTTTACCTATGGTGCTTCTGAGTTGAACTAGGTCTTCTCCTGAAATAACACCATCAGGGGCTTTCTTCGCTATTTGCTCCTTTATGTACGTTTTAACACTTGCTATGATATTTGCTCTTTCACCGCCGACTAACGCAAGATCCGCAAAATCATCTTCAATATCGTCAATAAATTTTAACACGCCGTCTGCGTTTATATCATAAGTTTTACCGTTAGCTACTGTAAAGCCGTGTCTTTTCCACAAATCGTCTAAAAAAGCGTTAGCATCTTGGGGGTCCATCAAGCCTAGTTCATTAATTTCATCGGCAGTGGCTCCGGGCGGTGCGGCTTCACGCAAGGCTTTACCGCGAAAAAAGGCGTTAGCTGAGTTTGTAGCCTCATCAGCTTGCTGAACAGCGATAGATCGTAAAACGCTAGGGTTTTGTTGAGCCTGCTTTAACTCCGCAATCTGATTGCTGTAGTCTATTTTAGCTTGTCCTTTAGCCTCTTTTGCTAACTTTTCTAACTCATTAATTTTATCCTGAATTCTTATTCCGGTTTCTTCTATAGATTCTACTGTGTTTCTTTCTATAGTTTTCTTTGCAATTTTGGTTTTTTGTCCCGCCTCTTGAACAGCCTTAGCTCCATCTCTTTTAGCAGATTCTGTTGTTACAGCCCTTCCTGCCATGTTTCTAGCCTGCTGTTCAGACAGTGATCTACCGCCGTAAGCCTTTGAAACAACAGACCTGTAAACACCAGAAACAAAGGGAAGATCAGTAAACATTAAATTTATAAAGTTTTTGCCTTCGCCTAACTGCTGTGCGAGCTTAGGTTCAGTAAAGAAATCGTATCCTTTTTTTACACCAGCAAAAGCAAAAGGAACTGTTAAAGAAATACCCGCAGTAAGCAAAGCGTTTTTAGCCTTTTCTTCTTCAGTCTGACCTTCGTAGCCTATTACAAGACCTTCTGCTCCAGCAAAACCAGAGGCCGCTACTGGAGTTGGTACTTTAGAAAGAACCTCTGCAACTCGACCACTCTGCTGTCTACCTAACTGGGCCGCAAGTAAAGCGGCTTCATCAGAAGTTTGAGCAACCGCTGGACCTAGTTTAGAGGCTACTTGCGCTTGCGCTTGCCTCGCTAAATCTCCTTGCCTAAGACGAGATCCTTGAGATATTAACTGCCCACCCTTCATCGACACAGGAGACAAAACACTACCAGCAATGTTAGCTGTCGTAGATAATATAGGACTTTCTTCAGCAAATCTTGCGGATTTAGCTTCTTCTTCAGTTAAAATTTGTTTTCTTAATTCTGATACAGAAACATCCCTAAACGCATCTGGCTCTAATATTTTGACAACAGCGGCTGAAATATGGCTAGATATTTCTTCACCTTTGTTTAACCACATACCATCAATAAAAGCACGAGCAGTCATAAACAAATCGTCAGCGGTAATAGAATTAGAATCAACTTTTTCTACGTAAGACTGAAGATGTTCTGCCGTGTATTGCTCTTGACGCTCAAGTGGTCCCATAGCGTCTACAGCATAAGGATTAGAAAAACCTACTCCAGAACCTAAAGAAGCATACGGGTTATCTTCCGATATTTCTTCATCTGTAAATACACTTTTAGCCATGTTATTACCCTTAGCGGTAGAACTTAGGAACGAACCCCAAAACTTCTGAGACTTGCTTAATTACTTCTCGCTCAATGTCAATAGCTTCTTGTTCTGTTTGAGCGTTTGCTGTTTTCTCTTCTATGTCTCTACGAGCTTTTTGCATTATAGAAGCGTACCTCTGTTTTTTATCTTCAAAACCAACCATTGTTGCGTCTAGTCCTGCGTTTATCTGAGAAGCCAAATGCCTATCAGCAACCAGTGACATGTCGCTAGACGCCGCCAAAATTCTTTCTTCTGCTTGTAAATACCTAAGTATTTCTTCTGAGGAAGCGTTAGCCGCAGGAAAACCTTGAGAAAATATTCTGACATCAGTGTCTGAAGCCACACCGGTAGGTAGGGAGGTAATAATGTCTGTGTTTCTCGTTCTCAAGAAAGCTGTCTTAGCTTCTTCTTCAGCATCTCTTAAGCCAGCAATGTCTAAAACAGAAGTCCTCCAATCACTAAGAATACCAGTGGTTTTTTGACTAGTAATAAGTTCCTGCTGTAGCTGTCTGTTCCTCGCTAAACCTATAGAAGATTTTGTAGATTCTGCTGAGATTTGGTTGTTTCTTTTTTCTACATTAGAACCTACTGATCCTCTTCCTTCAGATCCTTCAGACTCAACAACTTCTCCAAGCACTCTTTCTCTTAAGAAAGTACCGTCAGCCGCATAAAAACTAACTACCTCTACGAGTTTACCTTCTCTTAAGACTTGGGCTTTTTCTTTGTAACCTTTAGTTTCGCTGCCTTTTTTATCTTCTTTTAAAACCTCTTTTGCGTAGTCGTTGGGAGTAATAGCCCTAGTTTTAAGGAGTTCGTATAACTGTTTGTCTTTATCGGTAGCGCCTTCTCGTTCAGCACGTTCTTTAGCGTCTAATAAAGCTCTACGCATAGTCACAGCTTCGTCAAAAGCCTCATCTGTTGCTGCTCTTCCTTCTATTAAAGCATCTCTGCGTTTTTTAGCGTCAGCTACACTAGCGTCTGTGCGAGCTACTTTTCTATCTGACACTTGTTGCGCTCGTTCGGCTGCAGTTTTAAAAGCAGAAGCCAATTCTGTGTTGCCTTGAATAGCATATTGTTGAGACAGTTTAAACAACGCGTTTGGATTATTTTGATGTTGCTCAAGAAGTCTTAATCCCTCACGCTCGTTACGCTTTTTCTTGATGTTTCCACCGATACCTGTAAGCATCCCTTGCACGTTTTGCCCTAAACCGGCGTAACCAGATCCAATCTGAGAGCCGACGTTCTGCCCAGACATCGCTAAAATTTGTCCAATATTACTCATCTTAACTCTCCTGTTAGAAGTCGAAAACGTCGCCAGCCAACCCTAGCAGACCTGAACCAAGCCCACCAACGAGGCTACTAGCGCCACTAAATAGGCCACCGTAGAGTCCAGCGAGTCCCGCCTGCTGTCCTGCTTGTGCCTGCAAGTTAGCGAGTTGTGCTTCTAGTCCGTACTCACCTTGCTGCCTACGCGCTGTGTCTACCATAGATTGTATGTTTAACGCAGGTGACAGTGCTGACATCAGAGCCGACTGAGGTGCGTAGCTTCCCTGTAGAGCACCCATGCCAAGCTGTTGTCTAGCTTGTTCTAACCCATAGCCACCCGCTAACATTCCTTGACCACCTTGCATTGCCTGTAAAGCCAGTTGTTGTTGTGCTGAACCTAGGCCTTGCGCTTGTCCTGCTAGTGAAGAACCTAGGCCAGCGTACTGAGCACCTAAGGCTGCTTGTCTGTCTCGTTCAGAGCCTGCCTGTTGCATCGCTTGTAAAGCTGCAGTGTTCTGTGCCTCTGCTCTTGCTTTTTGCATAACGAGTTGTTCAGGTGTTGCTCCGTAGAGATTAGTAGCAACTCCACCTCTGCCTTGTTGTTGCAGGCGCTCTTCCAACGCCATCTGTTGTCGCTGTTCTTCAGGATTCTGTAGGGCGCGTAGACGGTTGTAAACTTCTGTTTCACGTTCTCCTGTACCCATACCAGCCTGTTGCATAAACTGACTGCCTAAGCCCATAGCTTGCGTAGAGGCGTCTTGTATACCGCCTAAACCAAATGGGGTTTGTCCTAGCTGTTGAGCACCAAAATTCATTAGGTTAGAACCCATCATCTGAGACTGTGCAGCACCCGGAGTAGGTCCAGATAAATTAGCAAAAGCAGACGATTGGAGCGCATTAGCAATTGCTTGCTGCTGTGGCGACAACGAATACGACGTACCGCTGGGACCGCCTGTGACTGATCCTCCGAAACCGTCCGTAACCGTGAACGGCTGAAACGAAACGTCAGGCGCGTTTATTTGAGGAAGTTGCTGACTATATATGTCAGTTATTTGAGTAGGTAAGTTGCCAAATAAATCATTAGCAACCCCACTAACTAAACCACTTAAAAAACCAAGAGCCATTAGTAAGTCCCTCCGTCAATCGTCCCTGTAGACATGGTTCCTGTAAACGTCAAATTAGGAATTGTTACAGTGCCTGTGAATGTAGGAGAAGCTAAGTCAGCTTTAGTTGCAACCGCAGTTACAATCGCGTCAAACTCTGTGTTAAACTCTGTGCCGCGAATAACCTTGTTAGCGTGTCCAGAAGCCAAACTGTCCTTAGCAGCAAAGTTAGTTGTCTTTGTATAATTGCTCATATTGTTTTACCCATAAGTGCTAATACGTTGATTTCTTGGAGAGATAAAGCAAAGCCGTTTATTTCTGACTCAAGACCAATTGTTACTACAGAGCCATTACCTGTGGTGTTAATAGTAGGTCTGGTTGTTAGATCTCCACCAGTAAACTCAGCAACAGTGTACTCTGAGGCTGCTTCATTAAAGTAGTACGGAGTCTGATTACCTACCGTAAACTCTTTCGTACTGTACGTTGTGCCAAAGTCGTAAGCCCACTTTATAAACACAGAAGAGCTATTAGCACCTACCAGTGTTGGTCTAAGTTTCTTTAACATCTTAAGTTTAGACGGATCACCAAAAGTTAAGCTAGGGCTGTAGTACCTAAAGCTGTAACTAGCTGATTTAATCACACCACCATCGTTGTACTCATCTACATAACCTGAGTATTTACCTACGCCGTCGTCTGTTCCTATCAATAGCGTCCCGTCTGTTTTTCTTTCGTAAGACTTAAAAGGAGCAGAAGTCCACATTGTTACCCTGTACGCTCCGTTTTCTAGTCTTGTTTTTAAGTCAAAGCAATACGTTGTGTTTTGGTCTGGAAACGTAATTAAGTAAAAAGAGTTCTCAGGACTATATATAGAAGCTGTTGGTGCGGCTCTTGTGGCTAGTAACGAAATAAACTCAGTTTTTACATTTAAACTTAAGTCAGATATAGGCATAGACTTTTCTTGTATAGTCCGACCAAAGCTTCTCAAGCCAGTGTCTGACACAAACAAGACATCAGTGCCAATGTGCTGCACAGAGTTTCTACAGATGCACCCAACGCCTGCTACAGTGTCTGCTAACGCCATTTGAGCAGGACTAAACGCATTAGCGTACACGAGGATGCTGTGTTTACCTAGTATAATTAGGTTGTTGTTATGAGCAACTAAGGCTCGTACTTCATCATAACCATCAGGCCACGCCTTAGATACATCTATAGAACCACTGGAACCGCCGGTAAAATCTGTTCCAATTAACAGATCAGACCAGTAGATTCTTTGGGTGTCTGCGGCGTTATCTACGATCCACAGTCTACCATAAGCTGCTAGAGCCTCGTGACAGTACAATGTGGCGCTAGTAGTGCTGCTGGTGACAGTACCAAACGTCCGGAGTCCTGTAGCGTTGTCGTACACCAGCGGCTCGTGTCCACGTTGGAAGAAGTACGCCTTATCGTTAAAGTTTACAATCTTCCAGTTGTCTGCAGAAATTGTGTACGAACCCGGAGTAATGTCTGTAAGCGTGTCGTCAGGGTTAGTTGACTGTGTGGTCTTAAATATCTTGTTGTTGCCTGTGACAAATATTTCATCGTTACCTGCGTCATCGTAAAAGTAGTGCAGCTTAACAGCGTAATCAGAACCTAGAGGTGTGTTTACAGCGGTTAACAGGTCTACACCCTTGCGTGAAGCAATACGCCCACGCTTGTCAATCACAGCGTTATCAGCAATGTCAGCATAAGAAAAATCCTGACCAATTGGAGAGTCTTCTGTGTTAACTCCTTTAAAACCCGGAGCAACTAAGTTAATGCTTTGTAGAGGCAGTGCCATACATTAGTCTCCTACGGGGTATACCACACGACTTCTTCGGGGTGCTTCTGTGCGTCCAGAGCAATCGCGTCAGCCATAAACTTTTCAGCAATACTAAAGTACTCAGGAACTGATGTTCCACCTGTCTCGCCGCGCTCACGAGCTAACAGAGCTATCGCTAGGTGCATTACAGGTTGACTAGGTATAACTAACTTATCAGTATCAGCACTTAACTCAGCGTTCCTAAGAGTACAGTTAAACCGTAAGTCATATACAGCGTCTGGCTTTGGGTATACGTCTACCTGTGTGTCACCATCAGAGTCTACGCCGTTGTACGTGTAGTACTCAGGAGCGCCTGATGCCGGTGTACCTATCAAGTACTTGTCGTCAAACCAACGCTGGGATTGGTATTCCATAGTTAAGTTTGAAGTATCGTTAATTACGTTCAGTACTTTAATTTTGTTTTGTGATCCTGTAAGGACATAGTTAAACGTACCAGCAGAAGTTGTCACAGTAAGCGTTGTTCTCAGAGCAGACCAATCCCAAGAGTCTTCCACAAGTTTCTTAGCGTCGTTAACAAAGTCACCCGCCAGCTTACTGTACGTGCTCTCTGATACAGAAGACACTTCTTCCTCTCTCATGCGTCTAAGTACGTTGTTAACTAAATTTAAATATGTCATAAGTATTCCCCAAACAGACTGTTGAGTATTTTGTCAAATGGGTTATTCTCTGTAAAGTACGTGTCTAATTTTTGTAGTCTTTCGTTAACTTTAGTTGTTCTAAAGTCGTCTAACGTGCCTTTTGGCTCGCCCATAAAGTAGTCTTCTGTCCAATCGTTGTCACCAGCTTCCTGTTTTTCTCTAAAGTAGTCTCTCCAACTAGGATCTTCGTCTAGCACGTTACGTTGGCCTTCTATGTGAGCCTGTATTTGGTTCATGTCGTAACCACGTCGGTACATATCTTCTACAGCGTTATTTCTACGGTACATCTGTGTTTGCAAGTCTCTGTCCATTGTCTGCGTAGAGTTTTCGTAGTAGCCTACTCCGTCAAACATGCCTCTTCTACGTTGTCTCAAACGGTCATCCATAGCTCCTTGCCAGCTTGGGTTAGGACCAGAGTAAAATGTGGGAGTACTTTCGCCCGGAACATTAGAACCAAACAACGTACTAAAGTCTTGGCTGTAGTCTTTGTCGTAGCTAAACTGGTTATCAGCTAAAAACTGATTTCTATCGTCAATTACTGACTGAGAAGCCGCCTGTTGCTGGGCGCTTCCTAGTACCATTGTTTGGTTGGTTCCCGCGACGTTCATTACGTAGCCCACGCCCGGAACATAATTTATTGATGCCATTATACTATTCCTTTTCCGCTAAACAGGCCACCTGAACCAAACAAGTAGTCTACGATTGGAAACTCTCTACCCGCTAAAAGAGTCGGATCTCCTGTAATTGTGGATGATGGCCCTGTAAACATTCCCGGCGAGAAGCCACCACCACCGCCACCACCGCCACCGCCGCCCGGAGGAGTAACAGGAGGAGTAACAGTAGGAGTAACAGGAGGAGTACCCGTACTACACTCTTCTTCGTTTGCTGCGGCATATACTGGATCGTCACAAGGATCTACAACTCCTACACAAATGCCTTTTTCGTTAAACTCTTGACCTTCTGGACACTCTTCACACAAGCTCTCTACAGTAGCTCCGTTGTCACAAACAGTAGTACTAGGACAAACACCGCCTTCGTGGTCACTAGGTCTAGACCCATCAGGACACTTTTCGCACCCACTTTCTTGTGTAGCTCCGTTACCGCAGCCGGGAGGCAGAACTACGTCTTTCTTTTCACATATACCTTTTTCGTTAAACTCTTGACCTTTTGGACACTCTTTACACTCACTTTCTACAGTAGCTCCATTGTAGCCACAAACCTCAGTTGGATCAACACCTCCTCCACCACCGCCACAGTTAACGTCCCACCATATTTGTTGCTCTTGAAGAGCAAAAGTTAGAGCACCTTCTTCTGGATAATCGTCTTCACACGTTATACCACCCGGACCTGCTTTACTAACACATACACCGTCGTTATTAAAGTCTTGACCTTCTGGACACTTTTCGCACAGATCCGGTATAGCTCCACTAGGCGTTATTCCATCATTAGCCTTACAGTCTACTTCTTTTTTACACTCTGGTAGATCTTTGTTTTCTTCCTTAGCACAGTAGGCGTCACTTCCTTTGCACAACTCACTTTCTGGGTCTTCGTCACAAGGGTCTACTGGTGGGTCAACCTGATCACCGCAGCCGTCAATAGAATCTTCTTTTTCACCTGCACGTTCGTATCCGTCTGGACACAGACAGGCCTGATCATCGTCACTCCACTCACCGACTTCAGTTTCGCATCTAAAGTCTACTGTTACATCACAGTCGTCAAGTGTTCCTTGAATTATACCGCCTGTTGTTTCTTGAAGACTTGAGTTTTTACCGCCAGTACAGTTTACGTACCCAGCGGCTCGACAGGCTTCTTGATTGTCTTCGTAGTACTCCTCCTGATCGCAGTTTTCAGAGGTAAAAAGCAAAAAAGGATTGTCAACATCAGGTACTAATTCGTCTCTAGCTCTTTCAGCAAGTATAGCAGCAATGTACCCGTAACCAGACGAAATTAAAATGTCGAGTAAATTGCCCCAAGTTTTGTCTTCGGTGTCTTCCCATGCGCCTTTAATCTTATCCCAGATGTTTCCAAAAACTTCTGAAATTACACCAACGGGGTCGTTTATAAAGTCTTCAATAGATTTACCAGCTTCTATTAAAGCCTCTTCTATGTCTCGTATGGTTGCGTTAGGAGTAAGTACACCCGGAATAGGAAAGTCGATACCCGGAATAACTAAAATAGCTGATAAATTAACGCAATCTTTTCCCCATTCAAAATCTGGTCCTCTGTCGGGGCTATTAGGGTTTAAACACTTATCAGAAAGCGTAGGACTAATAACCTCCATAAAATCTTTAAAACACTGCTCTAAGTTAGCTGGGTCAGAACACTCGCCAATTTTGTTTTTTATTTTGTCGTACAGACCTCTCGCGCCATCTACAACTTCTTTACCGTACTCGTCGTACAGTCCCTGAAGCCAATCCTCTCCGCACTCTGCTTCTGTAGGTGCATAGGTGCCGTCACCGCAGTCAAACCACGTAGTTATGTCTACTCCGCAGCGCTCTGCGTTTTCTTCAGTAATTTTGTCGCAGCTTCCCGTTCCTTCCAAATCAGGACAGTCTTCTGAGTGTTTTGCAAACGAGCCATCAAAACAACGAGTGTAATAAGGAGCTTGTAAATCTTCGTCATTTAAGTCAACTAGATTACCGTTTTCGTCAAATGTAAAACCACAGTCTTCAGCGTTTTCTTCCTTAATAATATCGCAAGGGGCTTTAGGCGGTCCGTCGGGACAAGCGTCCTCGTATTTTGAATAAAAACCATCGCCGCAATCAACGTAGTTTCCTAAGTTTATTTCACAATGTTCTGCTTCTGATTTAGTAATTACAACAGCACTAGCTATATAATCACAACTTTCTGTGCCTGCTAAATCAGGACAGTCGTGTATACTGTTGGCAAAAATTCCTCCACCACAGTTAAACAACGTGTTAGTATTATTATCGCAGTCTTCTTGTGATCTCGCGTAAACAGGGCGTTCTACTGTTGTGGGAGGTACAGGGTTACCGTTCTCATCGTCTGGGTTTGCTACGTCAAAAGTAACTAAATTATCAGTACATTCAACTAAGTTGTCTAAATCTGTTTCACATTCTTCAGCGTTTTCTTGTATAATTAGTGAGCAGTCTTCAAGTAAACTTTTATCCTCTTCGGGTCTACATCTTCCACCAATAACAACGCCGCGTGAAGGCACTCCGTCAAACTCGTCATAACAAGTGTCGCCGTCTTCCTTTGACGGGCGTACGCTCCACCAACCGCCATCAAAACCTATGTCTCCTAAAATACGATCAAGGATTAAACTTCCTTGAAAATGATCGCGTACGCCGCAGTTTACATAATACTCACCATTAGGAACAAAAGCACCC